TTCACTCCAAATGCAAGTATTGCTACAAAAGTAACCGTATTTAAAAATGCAGTTACTCTTGATCAAGACACTACTCTGGGAGTTGCGATTACTTTTAGTAACGCTTCTATTGGTGGAGAATTTGGAACTTATGAAGGAACCGAATCCGATATTAAGAGATCATTTGGATTAACGCATGAAACGAATGAAATATTTGAAAGATACTTCACGGGTAATGATAGTTCTGTTGTTAATGTAACCAATAATACTATTACTATTCCAAATCATTTCTTTGTAAGTGGTGAGAAAATTGAATATGTTCACGTTGGAACTGCTTCCTCTGCTGTTGGAATCGCTACAACATCTTTCGTTGGCGCTTCAAATACAACATTCTTACCTGGAGAAAATATCTTTGCAGTTAAGGTTGACGACAACAATATTAAAATTGCTGCTAGTGCTGAAAATGCACTTAAAGAGGTCCCTGAAATAGTAGAACTTGAAAGTGTTGGTATTGGAACTTCTCATAGATTCGTAGCAACTAACCAGAATGCTAAGATTATGGTTGCTATTGATAATCTTATACAATCTCCTATTGTTGCTACTTCAGTAACTACAGGATTGTCCACTAATACAACAATCTTTGAAAACATAGTTAAATTTAGTGGAATAACATCATTCTTTGGATCTGATCTAATCAGAGTTGGTAGTGAGATTATGAAGATTGAAGGTGTTGGTATCGGCAGCACTAATTTCATAAAAGTCCGCAGAGGATGGTTGGGGACTAAAGTTGCTGCTGCTGGAACTCATGATTTAGTTACTAAAATTACAGGAAACTATAATGTTGTAGATAATGTCCTTAATTTTGTGGAAGCACCTTTCGGAAATACTCCCATTGGTTCCACAACTAATCCACCAGACGAAAGAGACTTCGTTGGAATTACAACAAGTTCTACTTTCCAAGGAAGAAGTTTTATTAGGTCTGGAATAACTGGTGGGTCCAATGACTCTTATAATAAAAACTATATTTTCGATAATATTAATGATAGTTTTAATGGAGTTACTAATCAGTTTGCTTTACAACAATCTAGTAGCAACATAACGGGAATTACTGACGAAAATGCAATCATTTTAATTAATGATATTTTCCAAGTACCTTCTTCGGATAAAGATTATACTTTATCTGAGAGTTCTGGAATTACTTCCGTAACCTTCAATGGCAGTTCTCCACAAACTCCTCTTGGACCTGATGTAGGGATTTCTAGTTTCCCTAAAGGTGGAATTATAGTTTCTGTTGGTTCAACTGAGGGATTTGGTTATCAACCTCTCGTTTCTGCTGGTGGAACTGCAATCATCTCTGGATTCGGTACTATCTCCTCTATTAGTATTGGTAATAGTGGGTCTGGATATAGATCTGGGATTCAAACCGTTAATGTTGGTGTTGGAACTTCCAGCACCGGAACTGGTAATATACAATTTGTTGGAGTTGCCACTATCAGTAATGGTAATATTACAGGAGTTGCTATTACTAATCCAGGAACAGGTTACACTCACACTAATCAACCGTTTGTTGTATTTGATGATCCTGTATCATATTCCAATATGCGTTTATTCTACAGTTCTTCTTCTGCTGCTGGAGTTGGAACTGAAGCAACTATTGATGTTGTAGTTGGTAATGGTTCTAGCGTTATTGATTTTGAAATTGATAATGCTGGATATGGTTATAGAAACGGTGCTATATTAACAGTTGCAATCGGAGGAACAACAGGAATACCAACCACATCATCTTATTCTGGAAACGAGTTCCAAGTTACTGTCGATGAAATTGCAGACGATAAGTTTGCAGGTTGGTCTGTAGGAACTTTACAAGTTCTTGATAATATTGAAGATCTCATTGATGGAGCAAGAAAAGATTTCCCACTGAAATTAAACGGAGCAATTACTTCAATTGTTTCTTCTCCAGGTTCAAAAATCGATGTCCAAGATGTATTAATTATTTTTGTAAATGATATTTTACAAGAACCAGGTTCAGGATATGAATTTACAGGGGGAAGCACGCTCACCTTTACTGAAGCATTAAAGATTGGTGATATTGTTACCATTATTTTCTATAAAGGAAATGGTGATAGTGATGTTATTTTTAGAGATGTTATCGAAACGGTTAAGAAAGGTGATACGTTACAACTAAAACATATGGCAGGTTCTCAAGCACAAAGTCTTGATGAAGATGAAAGAAGTGTTCTTAATATTCTTTCAACTGGTAATGTTGCAACAAACCCTTACTTTGGACCAGGAAATACTAATGATGTAACTTTAGCAAGACCAGTTACCTGGTGCAGACAAACTGAAGATAAGATTATTGATGGTATTCCAACAGGAAAAGATAGGGAACTTTATGAACCAGTCATTAATCCAACAGCATATATTATTAAAAACGTTGGCGTAGGTTCAACTGCAATATATGTTGATAGTCTGAGACCATTATTTAATCCTCAAAACGAAGCAGCAAACTTGCAGTTCCAAGATAAAATTAAATTTGTTGCTCAAGAACCAAAAGTTGGTGCATCTGCAACAGCAGTTGTTTCTGGATTTGGCACCATTTCTTCTGTCGTAATATCTGACGGTGGTGTTGGATATAGCACTGCAACAGTAAGTTTTGGTTACACCTCTGCGTCTAGAGCGTTTGGTACAGTATCCATAAGTGCTGGCGGAACTGTCACTGGTGTTGCAATCACCTCTCCTGGAGTTGGTTATACATATACAAGCGTACCTACTGTTCTTATATCTCCTCCAGGACATACCGAAGAAGAATGTAGTGTAAATACTTATTCGGGTGATAATGGTATTATTGTTGGATTTGGAACCACTGCTGGTCCTAAATTTATCTTTGACATTCATATTCCATATGATTCTTTCCTCAGAAACACGGTGGTTGCTGGAACTGCAGTAACAATTACTTCTATTCAGTCAAATGATTACTTCATGATTAAGAAGTCTAACGTTGGTATGGGAAATACATTTGATGGAATATACGAGGTCTCTAGTATAGAGACATTAGAGAGAGATGTTGTTGGAATATCAACGACAGTCAAGAGATTGTTTGTTGATGCTACCGTTGTTCCTTCAGGATACAGCACTGGAATCACAACTTCTGATACTGGTTTCGGTGACTTTAGTTGGGGAAGAATTGATGTTTCCTCAAGAGATCTCACAAGTTCTTACACTGCATACACTTCTGGTATAACTACTTCAACTAGAGTCATTAGAACAAACTTCTTGAAGTCTAAAAATTATACCGCAAACTCCTAATAAATAAAGAAAAACCTGCGTCAAATGGCTGCTATTATAACGGATCAGATTAGGATATTAAACGCAAAGAATTTTATTGCTGGAGTGAATAATTCCAGCAACTCTTATTATTCTTTTGTTGGTCTACCTAATCCTACAGATTATCAAAGTGATTGGGATAATGATCCTCCTGCACCTAAAGATAATTTCGATCAAGAGAACGATTATTGGGATACAATGATTGCTCTCAAGAAAATCGAAAGTTCTGATGCAAATCAAGTAGTTCCGAAAAGAACATGGAGTTCTGGTACTGCTTATGACATGTATCGTCATGACTATAGTAGAACTAATACGGCAAAGATTTCTGGGTCAACTTCATTATATCTTGCAAATTATTTTGTAATGAATAGTGATTTTAGAGTCTACATTTGCTTACACAATGGAATAGACCCAGACAATCCTACAGGAAAGGCATCTTTGGATGAACCAACTTTCACTGATTTGGAACCAAGAAGTGCAGGAACTAGTGGAGATGGATATATTTGGAAGTATTTGTATACTATTAAACCTAGTCAGGTAGTAAAATTTGAGTCTACCCAATATATGCCCGTTCCGGCAAATTGGGGAACTGCAACTACTAATGCAGCAGTTAGAGATAACTCGATTGATGGTAGCATCAAAATTGCAACTATTACCAATCGTGGAGTTGGTTTAGGAACAGCAAATGCAACTTATACAGGAGTTCCTATTAGAGGAGATGGAACTGGAGCGGAATGTACTATTGTAATCGATGGTAATCAACAAGTAGGGCAAGTAATTGTTTCTAATCAGGGTTCTGGGTACACTTACGGAAATATTGATTTGGTTGCTGGTGGAGTTCCTACAGGAACCACTAGACCAACCTTTGATGTAATCATTCCTCCACAAGGAGGACATGGTGCAGATATTTACAGAGAATTGGGAGCATACAATGTTCTTCTCTATTCTAGAATTGAAAATGATAATGAAAATCCAGATTTTATTACTGGAAATCAAATATCTAGAATTGGAGTTGTAGAAAATCCAGATCAGTTTGGTTCATCCTCAAAATTGGAATTGAGTAAGGCATCTGCTGTAAGTGCGCTTAAACTGGTAGGAACTGGATACAGCACTGCAACCTTTACAGCAGATGCATATTTTACCCAAACAGTATCCACAGGATCAACTGCTGTAGGAAGAGTTGTTAGTTACGACCAGACTACTGGGGTTCTTAAATTTTGGCAGGATAGAAGTGTTGCAGGATTTAATACGGTTGGAACAGCACAAACTCAACCCACATATGGATTTGATTTAACAGAATTTACATCAACTCCCGGAACAGGTGGAAGTGTATCTATCACGCCATCTACTGGTTCAAATTTAAATATAGATGAAAACTTTACTGGTATATCTACGGTAATAAATAATCGTACTTACTATCTTGGTCAGAGTTTTACGAGCGGTGTTGCCAACCCTGAGGTTAAAAAACACTCTGGGAATATTATTTACGTTGACAACAGACCATCTATAACAAGATCGTCAAACCAAAAAGAAGACATAAAAGTTATTTTGCAGTTCTAAAGAATTATGCCTCAACAAACGAATCTCAACGTAGCGCCATATTTTGACGATTTTGATCCCGCTAACGATTACCATAAGGTATTATTCAAACCTGGATATCCTGTTCAGGCAAGAGAGTTAACAACTCTTCAGTCTATACTGCAAAACCAAATTGAAAAATTTGGACAGCACTTTTTTAAAGAAGGTGCTAAAGTAATTCCTGGAAACACTGCATATACTAGATTATATTATGCAATTCAATTGGATAATAATTTCCAAGGGGTTCCTGTATCTGCGTATGTAGACCAGTTAGTTGGAACAAAAATCACTGGAGTTAGATCTGGTGTAACCGCTGTTGTTGATAGTATTATATTACCTGAAGATTCTGAGAATGGAAATATAACCCTTTATATTAATTATTTGGGTTCTAGTACAACAAACAATCAAACTCAAACATTTTTTGATGCAGAAACATTAACTTGTAATGAAGTTATTATTTCTGGATTGCTTGGTAATACGACTATTCCTGTTGGATCTGCTTTTGCGAGCACTATAGCATCTAATGCTGCTGCAACTGGATCCGCTTTTTCTGTAGAGAATGGTGTTTACTTTATTAGGGGTAGTTTTGTTAATGTTAATAGAGAAACTTTAGTTCTTGATCAATATAGCAATACTCCAAGTTATAGGATTGGTTTTTTCGTTGATGAGGAAATCGTTACTGCAGATTTAGATGAATCACTTAATGATAATTCTCAAGGATTTAATAACTATGCTGCTCCTGGTGCAGACAGACTTAGAGTTAGTGTAAGTTTATTCAAAAAACCTTTAGATGACTTTAGTGATGATAATTTTATTCTACTTGCAACTGTAATCAATGGAGTTATCCAAACTGCCTCCTTACAGACAAATCAGGGAGGTGGATACCTCAACAAAGACTGGACTGATATTCTGGCAAGAAGAACTTTCGATGAGTCTGGACATTATTATGTAAAACCATTTGATGTTTCTGTTGCAGAGGCACTAAACAATCAAGTTGGAAACAATGGAATATTTAATGCAGGTCAATTTACTCCCGGAGGAGTAACTCCTACTGATAATCTTGCTCTTTACAAACTTTCCCCCGGAAAAGCATATGTAAAAGGGTATGAAATTGAAACTCTTAATACAACATATATTGACGTAGATAAACCAAGAACTACAAAAACTTTAGAAAATCAAAATTTCATTTATAATACAGGTGCAACTTTCAAAATTAATAGTGTTTATAGAGCACCTACAGTTGGAGTTGGTAATACTTTCGTTGTAAGTTTACGAGATCAAAGAGTTGGAGTTAACTCTGAAAGTGCTCCAGGAAAAGAAATTGGTCTTGCAAGAGTATATGACTTTAGACTTGAATCTGGATCTTACAGTATATCTAATGCAAATACAAATCAATGGGATTTGTCACTGTATGATGTACAGACAACAACTGAAATTGCTTTAAATCAGTCACACACTTTAACTGTCCCCACTTTTGTAAAAGGAAATTCTAGTGGTGCTACTGGTTTTTTAAGACACCCTGTAAGTGCAGGAACTGCTGTTACTGTATATGATAGTAAGGGAACTTTTGTTGCTAATGAAAGACTATCTTTTAATGGACTTGAAGATGGAAGAATTGCTATTGCAGTTACTGAAAATAAAATTTCTAACGTAAAATCTGTATATGGTTCTTCAAACACTTTAGATCTTGCTGATGGAATCACTGGAATTAATACTTTTAGTGCAAATGTACTCCAATCCAATAAGTTTACAGTTGGTATTGCTACCATTAGTCCCAAGTCTGGTGGAGTTAGCACGATTACTGCTCCAAATCAACTGTTTCCCGGAACAGTTATCAAAGAAAATGATTTAGTTAGGTATACTGATACTACTCCAGGACTAACTGAGGACCCAATTATTGCCAGAGTTACTGGTGTTGGCACTGCAACTGTTAGTATTGAAGGTGTTGCTACTGTTTCTGGAATTGCAAGTGGATTCTTACCTGCAACGACCTTAAATGTTACTGATCTACAAGTTCTCAATACAGAACTTTCCAAATCTTCTGATAATACTTTATACACCCTTTTACCAAAAGCAAACGTAGCAGCAGTAGATATTGCTGAATCTGCTATTACTATTAGAAAAACTATTAGTGTTGATATTGCATCTGAACAACTCTCTGTTGCGGCTGAAGCAGGAACTAATGAAACTTTCCTTCCTTTTGATGATGAGAGATATGTTCTTATCAGATCCGATGGAAAAACTGAACAACTTAGTTCAGATAGATTTGAACTATCGTCAGATGGAAAATCTTTGCAGATTAGAAATCTTGGAACTGATAATAGTGGAGCAACCCTGATTGCCACTCTAAGAAAGACAAATCCAAAGTCTAAAGTAAAAATTAAAAATAGAGTAAAATCTATCATTGTTGATAAATCTAGACTTCAGGGATCTGGAATTGGAACCACTACACTTAATAATGGTCTTACTTACGGAAACTATCCATATGGAACTAGAGTTGAAGACCAATTAATTTCGTTAAATTCTCCAGACATTATCTCAATTCAAGGAATCTTTGAATCTGCAGATACAAGTACCGCTTCTGCTCCTAAGGTATCCCTTCTTAACATCATTAGTCCTTCCACAACTACATCCGATATGTTAATCGGAGAAAGAATAGTTGGCCAAACTAGTGGTGCTGTAGCAATAGTTGCTGAAATTGTAGATGCATCTACAATTTCTCTTATCTATAAAAATGAATCTGTGCTCATTGAAGGTGAAACTATTGAATTTGATGAGTCTAATATTAATGCTAGAGTTTCTGTTTTAACCACACCTAGTTTCAATATTTCTTCAAACTACACATTCAGAACTGGTCAAGAAGAAACTCTTTATTCTTATGGATCTATAAAAAGAAAACTAAAGAGCAGCGCACCAGTAAACCAGTTAAAGGTTTACTTTACCTCTGCGTATTTTGATACAACTGATAATGGTGATATTGTAACTGTAGATTCTTATAGAAACTTTGATTATTCTGAAGAAATCAAAACAGTTAATGGATATAGAACCAGTGATATTATTGATTTAAGACCAAGAGTTTCCGAATATAGTGTTGCCGAAAATGTTAGATCTCCATTAGAGTTTGCAGGGAGAGTTTTTAATGGGGCAGGACAATCAGTTCAGCATATTTTAGCGTCTGACGAAGCTATTACTGCTGATGTTGATTACTATCAAGGAAGAATTGATAGAGTTTTCCTCTCTAAAGATGGAAGATTTCAGGTTGTTTATGGAACTCCTTCTGATGATCCGGTAAACCCAAATCCTATTGATGATGCAATTGAAATTTGTACTATAGAATTGCCGCCATATCTCTTTAATGTTAGTGACGCAAAACTAGCATTTAACCAGCATAAGAGATATCGTATGCAGGATATCAAAAGACTTGAAGATAGAATTAGAAGTCTTGAATATTATACTACTCTTTCTTTATTGGAGAAAGAAACTGCAAACTTATTTGTTTCTGATTCAGAAGGTTTAAACAGATTTAAATCAGGATTCTTCGTAGATAATTTCTCTGGATTCCAAACACAAGATGATACTTTTGATATTAAGAATTCTATTGATATAAAGTATAACGAACTTAGACCAAAACATTATACCAATTCGGTTGACATGATTCTTGGTCCTGTTGTTGACAGAGACCCTAATGCAGATTCTAGTGTTGCTGCTATTGAGGGTAATAATGTAAGAAAAGGAGATGATGTCCTAACTCTTGATTATGCTGAAGTTGAATATATTACTCAAGCATTTGCAACTAGAACTGAAAGTGTTACTCCATTCCTTATTAGTTTCTGGAATGGAACCATGGAGTTAACTCCATCAACTGATAGTTGGGTGGATACAACTCGTTTAGAAGCAAAAACTATCCAGCAAGAAGGTGACTATAATCGAACTTTTGATGCACTTGTAGCAAATGGGGAAATTGACCCTCAAACTGGGTTTGGTCCAATTCTTTGGGATTCTTGGGAAACTAACTGGGGTGGCATTACAGATGAAACTTCCACTAGGAGAAGAGTTATTAATAATGGACCAAACACCATTCATCGTCAAGGACCTGGTGGTAGAGCTAGAATTAGTAGAAGCACCAGAACTGTAACTGATCAGGTTATTGAAGAAACTCTTGTAAGTAGAGTTCAAAGTGGTGTTCAATCTAGAGATGGAACTAGAACTATTGTTACTGAACAATTTGATACCAATTCTCTAGGAGACAGAACTATCAGTAGAGATTTGATTGCAAATATGAGATCTAGAAACATTGAATTTGTTTCTAAAAAAATGAAACCCCTTACAAGATTGTATGCATTCTTTGATGGGGTAGATGTTACCAGGTATTGTGTACCCAAACTACTTGAAATTTCCATGAATAGTGGAACATTCCAAGTTGGAGAAACTGTAACTGGGGCAATTGTAAGAACAGGTCTTTCTGAAGAATCTAATGAGACTTCTCCTAGAATTACCTTTAGAGTTGCTCAGTCAAATCATAGAGAGGGTGCTTACGATAGTCCAACAAAAACTTTCCGGGAAAATCCTTATACTAATCGCCCACTTGCAAATTCATATTCATCAACATCAACAATTTTAAATGTTGACACTCTTTCTCTTTCGGAACAACCCCAAGGTAGTTATTTTGGGCATGTTCAGACAGGAATGACGTTTGTTGGAGAAACAAGTGGAGCACAAGCCACCTTAGATGATGTAAGACTCATTGCTGATTTGTCATCTACTATTATTGGTAGCCTTTTCATTCCTGATCCAAATAATGTCAACTTCCCTAAATTTGAAACAGGAACAAAAACATTTACTCTAGTAAATGATATTGATAACAATCAGGATTTAGCATCTACTATTGCAGAAGAAGCATTTACTTCTACTGGTACTTTAGAAACGGTTCAAGAAAATATCCTTTCTATTAGAAACGCAAGGATAGAACAAAGAAGAGAATTCCAAGATAGAAACGTGGAACAAACTCTTGGTACACAAGTAGTTAACTCTAATGTAGTCAGTACACAACAAAGAACTCAAACAATCATTACTTGGTATGACCCACTTGCACAATCTTTCTTAGTTGAAGACGAAACTGGTTGCTTCTTAACCAGTTGTGATGTGTTCTTCAGAACAGTTGATGATTTGGATGTCCCAGTTGTCTTCCAACTGAGATCTATGGACAATGGTCTCCCAACTACTAAAATTCTTCCTGGTTCTGAGATTGTTTTAGACCCATCGGATATTGAAACTTCTTCTGACGGATCTATTGCTACAAACGTTCAATTTAAATCACCTGTTTATGTTGAAGGTGGTAAAGAATATGCGATATGTTTAGCATCCAACTCTACTAAGTATACTGTATATATTTCTAGAATTGGTGAAAATGATTTATTAACTGACACGTTTATCTCTAACCAACCATATCTTGGTTCACTATTCAAATCTCAAAACAATACCACTTGGGAACCAAGTCAGTGGGAAGATCTTAAATTTACTTTGTATAGAGCAGATTTCATAGAAAGTGGAAGTGTTGAGTTCTACAGTCCAGAACTCACGCAAGGAAATGCTCAGATTGCCAAGTTACTTCCCGATCCTATTTCAATCGCATCTAAAAAAATCAGAGTTGGTCTGGGAACAACTGTTGGAGACTCTGGATATCAAATTGGAAATACATTCTTCCAAGATGGAACCAACGCTACAGGAGACCTTGTAGGCACTGCTGGATCCGTGACAGGGACTCTTAGCGTATCTAACCCTGGTATAGGTTATACGCCTGCTGATGGTTCTCATACGTTCGCTGGGGTCAACCTTATCACACTGACGGGTAGTGGTAGAGGTGCAACTGCAGAAATTAGTGTCCTTAATGGTGGTATCGTTGCTTCTGGAGCAACCATTACTGCTGGAGGTTCTGGTTATGTAGTTGGAGATGTCCTTGGAATTTCTACTATCGGCATTGCCACTATCGGTAGAGATGCCAAACTCACTATAACTGGAATAGGAGTTACAAACGAACTTATTCTTGATAATGTTCAAGGTAATTTTGTTGTTGGTGGTGGCAAATCAATGAACTACTTCGACAGTGTTGGAGTTGCCAAGACATTAAATAACGATCTTCCAGGTGCTCCAGGAGGAGATGTTCAAATTGCATCTATTGTTACTATTAACGATGGTCTGCACATGAATATTAGTCATCAAAATCATGGAATGTATTTCACTGAAAATGATGTTAGACTTTCTGGAGTAAAACCTGACATCAAACCAACAACGCTCTCTGTAGCGTATCCATCAGACTCTACATCAGGTCTTACGGTTGGACTTGGTGCAACATTTGCTACATTTGAGAATGTCGGAGTTGGAACAACTAACTCAGGTTTACTTCTTATTGGTGATGAAATAATCACATACACTAATGTAACTGGAAATACTATTGGTGGAAATATTGTAAGAGGTCGTAATCCAAAATCGTATCCAGCAGGAACTCCTGTATTTAAATATGAATTGTCTGGTGTAAGTCTTGACAGAATTAACAAGACGCATTCTCTAGCAGATGTAACGGAATCTGATCCATTCACATTCGATTCTTATAAAATTAAACTCGACATGAGTGCAAACACTGGAACTGCTAGAAATACTGATGTTGGATTCCCTCAGTTATTCCTCAATCGCTCTAAATCCACAGGTGGTACAAAGGTTAGAGCAACTCAGAATATGCCATTTGAACTGATTACTCCTAATGTACATAATATGACAGTTCCTGGAACATCTATTAATGCTGAACTAAGAACCACTACATCTGCGAGTTTCAGTGGAACAGAAGTTCCTTTCTTAAATGCAGGATTTAGTGATATCATTATCAATCAGAAGAATTATTTTGATTCTCCAAGAATGATTGCATCTAAAATTAATGAAGATGCAAACTTAACTACAGTTCCTGGGTCTAAATCAATGAACATGAGGATGTTCTTGAACACTGTTGATACAAGACTTACCCCTGTCATTGATACTCAGAGAGTAAGTGCTGTACTTACATCAAACAGAGTAAATAATGTTGTTACAAACTATGCAACTGATTCTAGAGTAGATAGTATTGAAGAAGATCCCACAGCATGTCAATATATTTCTAAGGAAATTGTATTAGAAAATTCAGCATCTTCTATCAAGATTATACTTTCTGCTCATATCAATATTGATGCAGACATTAGAGCATTCTACTCTGTAGCAAACGAACCTGGATTTGAACCAACCTTCTCACCATTCCCAGGTTATTCTAACCTTAATACTAGAGGTCAGGTAATTGCTCCACAAAATAATAACGGTCAACCAGATGTATTCATAGTTAAGTCTAATACTCTGGCTCATGATTCTGCTCTTGTGGATTATAGAGAATATACATTCTCTATCGATAATTTACCCTCGTTTAAAACTTACAGAGTAAAACTAAATCTAACATCCAATAATCAGTGTTATGTTCCTAGAATTAAGGAATTGAGGGTAATAGCTTTAGCATAATATGGATTTCTACGAACTGGACGGAAATAAGGATCTCGCAAGAGATCCTGAAACCAATGCAATTGTTAATGTAAATGGTTTAGATTATTCTCAGTATCTTTCCACTAAAAGTGTTAAGAATGAAAAGAATCAAAAAGTACATACAATAGAGCAAGACCTTGCTAATGTAAAAGGTGAACTTGACGAGATTAAATCTTTACTAAAGGAGTTACTAAATGGATCCCGATCAAATTGAATTGAAAAATTTATCTAAAAGTTTTGCATATCAACAGATTGCAACTGATATAGATAATTGTAATGATCGCGATATGTTAAAAAATATTGCAAAGTCTTTTGCAAAACTTTATTACAAACAGCAAGAAACAATGTCAGTAATAGGACTTCCAGATGCCATCTAAAAATATTACTTTTGACCCCGACTCTGGTGTACCATATGGAGCAAATCTAACTATTCAAGGTGGTTCAGATTTTAATGCAAATCTAAACGTTTATACAACGTCAAACTCGGCATTTGATCTTACTGGATACACAGGATCAGCAGCAATGTCTAAAAGCGTTGCTGTTGGAGCAACACTTGGAATTACCGCATCCTTTACCGTTGGGTTCACTAGTGCTTATGATGGTAAAATAAAACTTTCACTTAATTCTACATCTACCAGAAGTTTAACCGAAGGTAGATATGTATATGATGTAATTGTTGCCGCAGGAGGAACTTATTATCCTCTTGCTAATGGCAATATATATGTTTATAATCCAGTATCAGCAGCACCCTAAATACACTTAGGAAACTTGTGGAATAAATGGCGCAACCAGCAAGTAGAGCAGATTTAATTAACTATTGCAAGAGACAACTGGGAGCACCAGTACTAGAAATCAACGTTGCCGATGAGCAAATAGATGATCTAGTTGATGATGCCCTGCAGTTATTTCATGAGAGACACTTTGATGGTGTAGTTCAAACATACTTAAAGTATAAAGTAACACAAGATGATATAGATAGAGGTAGAGCGAGAGGTGGTAGTAGCACTGAAGGAATTGTGACTACAACCGCAAGTTCTAATATTGATGGAGCTAGTGTAACATTTTCATACGAAGAAAATAGTAATTATATTCAAGTTCCGCCAGCAGTAATTGGTATCAATAAAGTTTTTAGATTTGATAACAGTACAATATCTGGGGGAATGTTTAGTCTAAAGTATCAGTTATTTTTAAATGACTTATATTTTTTCAATTCATTAGAAATGTTGTCATATGCAATGACAAAAACATATCTTTCGGACATTGATTTTCTATTAAATACAGAGAAACAAATACGATTTAATCAGAGACAAGATAGATTGTATTTGGATATTGATTGGGGTAATGTACAAAAAGACGAATATATTATACTTGATTGTTGGAGACTTTTAGATCCAAATGATTTTGCAAGAGTTTATAATGATTCATTTTTAAAAAGATATCTTACTGCTTTAATAAAAAGACAGTGGGGTCAAAACTTAATTAAGTTCCAAGGGGTTAAACTTCCAGGTGGAATTGAACTGAATGGCAGACAGATTTATGATGATGCAGAAAGAGAGTTGGATAAGATAAAGGAGCAGATGTCCAATACTTATGAATTACCACCTTTAGATATGATAGGGTAAGATTATGCTTAATCCATATTTTACACAAGGTACTACTGGTGAGCAAAATCTTGTCCAAGATTTAATTAATGAACAGTTGAGAACATATGGAGTGGATATATTTTATCTACCCAGAAAATATCTAACAGAAAATACTGTCATTAGAGAAGTAGTTCAATCTAAATTTGATATTGCGCTTCCTTTAGAAGCATATATCGATAACTACGACCAATATTCTGGTGCTGGTAATATACTATCTAAGTTTGGTATTCAATCTCAAGATGAAGTGAGATTGATTATTTCAAGAGACCGATTTGAAACCTATATAACTCCTTTAATTCAAGATCAATCAAACGTAAAACTATCGACTAGACCCAAAGGAGGAGACCTTATTTGGTTCCCTCTTGATGATAGAATTTATGAAATTAAAGATGTAGAATACGCTAAACCATATTATCAGTTACAAAACCTTTACGTTTATGAGTTGTATTGTGAACTCTTTAGACTTCAGGATGAGGTTATTGCAACTGGTGTTGAGGATGTTGATAATAATTTAATTGGTGAAAATTATGATGGTCTAACTGATGATGGTATTAATACTATTCAAGGACCAACTCAAACACTTACCCTTGTAGGATCTGCTTCAAGTGCCATAGCAACAGCATCTATATTTGAGGGCGGTGTAAGATTCTTCACTGTTACAAATAGAGGTGGTGGTTATAGTAGCATTCCTACAGTTGGCGTGTCTTCCGCTCCAGCAGGGGGAACAACTGCTGTAGGTATTGCTACCATGATTGGTGGAATTAATGTATGTAATTTGAATGTTAATCCTAAAGATAGGTCTGTTCAGGCAGTTAACGTCGTTAATTCAGGTGCAGGTTATACCATAGCACCATCTGTATCTTTCAGTGGCGGTGGAACTAACGGTGTTGGTGCAGCTGCAACAGCAACTCTTGCCGAAATAGGAAGTGTTGGTGCGGTAACTTTATCAAATTCTGGTGGAGGGTTTTCTGCACCTCCAACAGTTACGTTTAGTAGACCAAAACATGTTGGTGCAGCAGCAACTGCAATTTTAGATTCACCTATAGTAGGTGGTGGCGTTAGTGTTACATCTGCGCCAGTAAGTATAGGAGCAACTGCCTATCTATTCCCTGGAGGAACAACTGGAGGTGTATTCTATGCAACTGCACCAACAGTCACATTTGCTTTACCGACTGGAACAGGAAATGCCTCAGAAGCAACAGCAACTCTTGATGAACTTGCACAAACCGGAGGAACAGTAGAAACTCTAGGATTAACAACGGGAGGTAAATTCTACACTAGTGTACCATCGGTCTCGATTTCTCATCCAGGATTTAGTTTTGCATCTGCAACTATAGGAATTGCAGGATCATCGATTAATCCTGGTTCTATTGCATTTAGTACCACTGGTAGAGCGTATACAACTGCACCTACTGTTACAATTGGAACTGGTATTGGAACAAATACTCCAACTCAAGTTGCTGTTGGTATTGCAACAATTCATCCAATAACCGGTATTGTTACAGCAGTATCCTTCAATATCTCAGATTCTTGGGCGACGGGAACAGGAGCAACAATTGGTGCTGGATATACAGTAGCACCTACAATCTCGTTCTCTGGAAATCCATCACCAGTACAGGCAACTGCTAGTGTTACTGTATCTGTTGCTGGCACTGTAAGCACCATCAGTATTGGAAATAGTGGATTTGGTTACTTAACAACTCCAACGGTATCTATTGGGTCTCCCGCAGGTGCTGATGAGCAGTTTAGAGCACTTGGCATTGCAACTATAAGGTCTACTTCAATCAAAACTGAGGGAACACTTGGTATTGGATCTACTTCAATTACTGGTGTCACAACTACAAATATTATAGTTGGTGATAGAGTAAGACTCGGTGTTGGTTATAGCGATCTATATAATTTTATACCGACAGATACTTTTGTTACCGCAGTTGAGTCAAATACAATATTCATGAACAATGCGGCAACTAATGTTGGTATCGCAACATCCGTATTTGAGTTTGGTACAGCAAACTGTGGTGTTGTTACAGGAATTGCAGTTACGTTTGGTGGTGGTGGATACTTATCACCTCCCATTGTTTCTATTTCCAATACTGTTGGTGATAAGAATTATATTGACCAAGTAGTTGGGGTAGCAACTGCTACAGGAGTATCTGTTATTAGTGCAGCAGGAACGGTAACTAGTATCAGACTAACCGATGGAGGAAATAAATACGTACTTACTCCAACCGTTACTATTTCCTCTTCTGGTGCTGGCGGATCTGGAACTTTCTCCTTCAATGAAATTGTTACTGGATCGGTTAGTGGAACAACAGGTAGGGTCAGGGTTTGGAATGCGACAACTAACAATCTTGAACTTGGAGTTGTTGATGGAGAGTTTTCTATTGGAGAAAATATCGTTGGTTCTACATCAGGAGCTTCTTATGAACTTAGAGTTGTTGATGTTCAACCTGCTGATGATGGATTTGCCGATAATATCAACATTGAAACTGAAGCAGATTCTATATTAGATTTCTCAGAACAGAATCCCTTCGGTATTCCCTAAATAAAAACACACAATAGTGTCAAGATTTGTAGGATTAAACTATGTTTGAATATTTTTACAACGAAATATTGAGAAGAACTATCATATCTTTTGGTACACTTTTTAACGATATTTCAATTAAGAAGTCTGATTCTGATGATGATGTTTTTAGTGTTATCAAGGTTCCTCTTGCATACGGTCCTACTCAAAAATTTCTTGCAAGATTAGAGCAGTCTCCAGATTTAAATAAACCCTTTGCTATTACACTGCCAAGGATGTCGTTTGAATTTACTGGATTAACATATGATCCTGCTAGAAAAGTAACAACCACTCAGACATTTAAGGTAAAGGATCCCAATGATGGGTCTGAAACAAAAAAATCTTACATGCCAGTTCCCTACAACATGGCATTTGAGTTAAGCATCATGACTAAACTAAATGATGATGCTCTTCAAATTGTAGAACAGATTCTCCCATATTTCCAACCAGCATATAATTTATCTGTAGAATTAGTAGAAGCATTACAAGAGAAAAGAGATATTCCTGTAGTATTAGAAAATATTACAATGTCTGACGAATATGAAGGAGACTTTAGTTCTAGAAGAGTTCTTCTTTATACTTTAAGATTTACTGCAAAAACTTATATGTTTGGACCTTCTACCAAGGTTTCCAAAGATATTATCAAAAAAGCAACTGTCAGTTATCTTACTGGTTCAGATTCCTCAAGTGCATCTAGAGAATATACTTACTCTGCTACACCAAGAGCAATCAAAAATTATACAGGAGATATTGAAACCACTCTTGCGGGAGATATTACTGCTAAATCAGTTTATATTGAAGTTGCTGATGCCAGTGGACTTACCGCCAATACTTATATTAATATTGGTGCTGAGGAACTTTACATTAAATCCATTAGTGGTAATAAATTAACAGTTAGACGCGGAGAAGATAATACAACAGCAGCAATTCATGTCAATGGCGCAGACGTTAAGAAAATCACTACTGCTGATAATGCATTAGTTGAATCTGGAGACGACTTTGGATTTGATGGTGCATTCTGATGGTTATGACAAAAAACTTTAACAAACTCAATGAGACTTTTGACACTTCGGACTCGGGTGATATTGTTCAACCAGAAGTAATCAAAGATAAAATTGAAAAAGTAAGAGAAGGTGTAGATGATATCAAAAAAGATTATGAATACACTAGAG